ATTTGGGCGATATGCGCATGGTGAAGCAGCCGATCCAGCATCGCTTGTAGCCGCGAAAATTGTTTGATACTGATTTGAAGGCTATTTGATTCACGGCTATCCCCCTCCGGCGCATATCAAATACCTTTCAAATCAGCGCAATTTTCAACCGAGAAAACCACTTCTAACCTTCTATATTTCCTTCCTCTGGACTGTCCGCTCCCGCCGAGTTAGTGTGCGTCGCACTACAGGCCTGTAGGTTTTTAGTCGCTTAGAAGGAATTGACCATGAACTTTTATCAGATTCGCCAGACCATGACCGACGATGCTTATGACATCGTTTCGGCCTTCGGTCAGTCGGCCTCACTGACCCTACAGGCCATCGCCTATATAACTGGACAACGAGAACACGCCACCCGCTTCATACATGAGCAAATGGCGGTATTTGATGTGGCCGTCGAAAAAAAAACGGCCTGTGGTGCCTTTCAGAAGGATTTAAAGCCTCGATGCACCAACCTCAAGCCTGAAGTTGCATATCACCAGCTCAGACGCCTTATGACCGTTATTACTGCCTACTGAGTATGTTGTATTAACCGCTACCATCTCCAGCCCCTCAAACACCCGGCGCATGTCCGGGTGATCGTTAACTGAGATAATCATCTTCCCCTGGCATCTGCGTGCCAGTTCCGCCATTGCGGCATACTCTTCAAGCCCGAACGGTACGCCGTAACCTGGCGTTTGCCAGTACGGCGGGTCAAGGTAAAACAGCGTGTCAGGCCTGTCATAACGGGTTATGCATGTTTTCCAGTCCAGATGCTCTATTGTTACCCGGTGCAAGCGCAACCAGGCCTCTGACAGCGTTTCTTCCAGCCGCAGCAGGTTTAACTTCGAGGGGCCGGTAGCACTGGTGCCAAACGTTCGTCCCTCGACCTTTGCCCCGAAAGATAATTTCTGTAGATAATAAAATCTGGCCGCTCGCTGTATATCAGTCAGCGTTTCAGGGGGAGTATCCTTGAGCCACTGGAATATTTCGCGGCTGGTTAAAGCCCATTTAAACTGCTTTATAAACTCTTCCAGGTGGTTCTGTATGACCCTGTAAAGGTTAATGATATCGCTATTGATATCGTTCAACACCTCTGCCTTTGAAGCTTCCTTCATGAAAAAGAGCGCGGCACCACCACAGAACGGCTCAACATAGCAGGTATGTACGGGGAACATGGGTAAGAGGTGTTTAGCCAGTTTTCGCTTGCCACCGATCCAGGGAAAGATGGTTGATTTCATAGTCGTTTTCCAATAATTGATCTATTGTGGCGATCAATATTTAATAATTGATCGTTAAATCCAATGATAAGAAGGTGTAAGCATTTGATGCAGTCTCGAACTTGTAGCAGTTAGAGAGAGATTACTTTGAATAGGTTTGTCCTCGGCAGGTCGAAAATATAAGAATTGTTGATTCTCAGAGTGTACTAATCCTGTAAAATCCTTCTAGGTGGCGATTGGATATCAGCATTTATTAATTAAATCAATGCGATAGAAGTTAGTGGGGTATACAGGTGCAATGAAAAATAAAATTGAGTCGATTTAGATACTACGTGGTTTAGCAGCCTTGGCAGTCGTGCTGTTCCATTATCGTTCCTATCTTGTGCCTGATGGTGCTGACCGGACTGTCCCTGACTCGCTTTTCGGCTGGGGAGGCATAGGTGTTGACCTGTTTTTTGTAATAAGTGGATTTATCATGGTCTACGTTACAGACGGCAAGGGGTACGGGTTAAAAACCAGTGCCAGCTTCATAGTTAATCGCCTGATACGCATAGTACCTATGTATTACTTGATTCTACTTGTTGCATTCTTGACGGGCGGAGCAATGAGCACTTTTCACTATGCTGATAAAGTCGATAATTTAATCAGCGCATTAACTTTCAGACCATATTTGCAAAGTCCGCCCCCTCTCTATATTGAGAGCTCCGGTATGTATAATGTTCGATGGACGCTCAATTATGAAATCTATTTCTATATGGCTTTTTCACTGTGCTTGCTCGTCAAACCTCGTCTTATTGTACTTGCCTTTTGGTTCGCTCTTCCGGTTGTGGTTGTATACTACCTCAAAGGTGAATTTACCCTGTCAGCAAAGGGATATGCGTTTGATTCAGTGTTTGCAAGGTTCTTGACAAACCCTATCATTCTGGAGTTTGGATTCGGTGCGCTTGCTGGGTTCGTGTACAAAAAAGTCAGTCATTATGTTGAAGGTAAATCTGCATTAGTGCCCATTTTAATAGCTACAGCTATCGGAATGGCCATATCTACAAGAGAGTTAACTGCCTACAACCTCTTGTCGGGTATTGCTTTTTCTGTTCTCGTTTTGACATTCGCATTATATAGCAATGTGGTTACGCGGTCTTTCCCTCAGTTTTTAATCACTTTGGGAAATATTTTATTCTCGTTATATTTAATCCACAACCCATTAGCAGGGTTTATTTCCGGTAAAGTTGAAAAATTGCTCCCCGGAAGCATGCATGGTGTTCCGGGATTTGTTGCACTGCTCACGATGTCGATTTTGGTTGCTTATTTAACCCACCACTATATAGAGGTAAAGCTAATACAATTCCTTCGAAAGAAATTACACACAGGACGCATCTCTGCGTTAGATGGAACCCCTGTATCATAATTATTTTATTGACTTTGCTTATAAAAAAGCACCTCAATCAAAAGGTGCTTTAATCTTGAGTGCTGACTGCTATTGAGCCTGCAATGACCCTTTGTTTTTTGCCTCTGCAGCCAGGTCAATCTTTTTACAAATATAAGCCCGGATGGCTTTATAACCACCGGTAATCAGATAGAGCGCACAAACAGCAGTGCAACCATAAAGTAATACGGTCTGAATCAATGTCATTTTTTATTCCTGTGTATCTTCTTTAAGTAAAAGGGGAAGCTATTCCCCCTGTGGATATCAATTTCATTGAGCGGGTTTTTCTGGCCATTCTGGCTTGGTGAGGTCGACATTTTTCAGCGCCTCGATATAGTCGAGCCAGGTCTGTAATTTGGCTTTGTTAGCCTCAGAGAGTGGCCCCAGCATCAGCGCGGTCTGCCATTCGCCGATAACCTGGCGGGCTTCAGTGATTAACTGGCTTTGTTTGGTGGTCGCCTCGGCCAGTAGAGCATTTTTCTCTGCCTCCTCATCTTTGACCCAGGCTTTCCCGTCCCACTTCTCGCACTGCCCGGATGGGCCTGTCGTCACCACGTTCTCTGGCAGTGGCCCCAGCACGTCGATCACAGTGGATGCCCCGGAGGTAGTATCATAGACGGTCACGCCGCGATGGTCTTCGGTGAGAGACCATGCCTGCTTCGTTTCATCAAAAATAGCAGCATGGTCGACGGGAACAGCCGGTGGTGCTATTTCGGTGCAGTTAGCCGGTAATCCAGTGTTTGGTGCAATATAGGCATCACCGGAACCAATAAATTCACTGGTATCTGCACGTAAATTAAAAACCTTAATGGTCTGTGCGTTGTCGGACATTTTAAAAGTCATGCGAGCCTCACAATATAATTAAATGCAATGTTCTTAACGGTGTTTTCCGCATTACCGGCTGCGGCGACCGTAATGGTATGACCGTGCGATCCCATAACTATAGTGTGCGTATGAGCACCAATGGCCACTGTATGAGCGTGAGCGCCGAGAACTACGTTATGGGTGTGCGAACCAATAGCAACTGTATGGGCACCTGCGCTGCTGGTATTGGCTGGGCCGGAGGTTGTTTCACCGCCGGAAGGTCCTCTAATTGTATTGCCAGTATGATCAGTCGTGTAAGTATGTACATGCGCCCCGGTGCTGTTAGTCGTCTTAGTGCCATAATCAAAGGCAGTCGTCGCCTTTGTCCCCAAATCCGTGTTTGACGTGGTCTTCGTACCATAATCAAAGGCGGCGGAGGTCTTGGTGCCAAGGTCGGTATTTGATGCTGTGGCGGTATGAGTGTGTGACTTAATGCCATCGGCCTCAAGGCTCAGCAGCGCACGACCATCAGGCGCACCTTTAATGATCTGCCCCCGCAGATCGGGCAGTTTACCGGATGGATAGGCCGCAGCGGTTTTCGGGGATTTGGCGGTGTCGAAGGTCTGCCCCTGCATGATGGCATATCCATCGGG